GAAGCTAACACTAAATATTGAGTTATTTTGACTCTGTAATAATTTATACGCTTCTTCTTTATTGATTGTCATAATTCATCATGTTTTGTTATTGTTATTTTAGAACACAAGTAATATAAGACTTATCCACATTAAAACAAAAAAAAAATTGTCTTGTTGTTTTTAATCCTCGTACTCTCTCCAATCCATCAAACCACCTAATATTGGAGAGGGATCTCGTTGTGGTTTGTATGTATTGTTATGTATTGTTGTGTGTGTAAAAATTCCACTAGATTCTGATGGAAATTTTCCACTGGATGAACCCTTGCCTTGTGTAAAAATTCCACTAGATGGTTTTAGGTTTAATCGTATCTTAGTTGTCTTCTTGAACCTCTTCTTAGTGGAAATTATTTTTCTTTTTTCTAGTTCATTCAATGATGATATTATTGTCTTGTTAGTGCATCTCGTGAGTTCCATCAACTGTGACACGCTAATCTTGTCTTCCTTCTTTCGCCAACCCCAAGTCTTCCTAATGATAGCACAAAGCACTAAAAATTCGGTTGGCTTTAGTTCTCTCATGTGTTTATCGAAAATCTTGTTTGGTATTGGTATAAATCCTTCTTGTTCAGTCATGCATAAAAATTTATTTTGTGATCTTGTGGAAAACTACTAAATTGTATTTACTTTCACAAAAATTTAAAAAGGATCAAGAACATGCCCAAGAATACATGGAACTATAGAGTTATGATTG